CAGAAAATAATAATGATTATAATTTATTTAAAATTAAGAATCAGAAAATTAAGAATCAGACTAGTCTGAAAATTAAGATTTAGAATTGTCTGAATATTTAAATTTAGACTTGTTTGAATATTAAGAATCTGAATATTAAGAAATTGAATTTTTAGAATCTTATTATTATGAATTGTCTGAATATTCTTGAGATTAGAATTGAAAGACTAGTCAGAATATTATGAATTAGAAGAAAGATTAGAATAGAAGAAATTTTCTATATATTTTAAAGAATCTCATTGATTAGATAAATGAAATTTTTCAATAATTTTTAATTTTCTAAATATTATTTATTTTCAGATTTGTCTTTCAGAATATAAATTTTCATTCGATTTTCAAAATTCTGATTCGTCAGATAATGCATTATGATTTCTTATAATAATGATATTATAAGAAATAATTAGATAATTATAAGAAATAATTTATCAGACGATTCAGAATAATCTGATAATGAATGATTCTCGAAGATTTTCTGAATATTCTGACAGTCCGTGTCATTATTAAAAAATTTTTTTTCTTCCGAGCGGACCATCTCCTCGCATATAATTTCTAATTTTCAAATTCAATTAACACGTCATAATCTTTTAAATAATCTAATAATTTCATCTTTCTCAGCGCGTAGGAATCAAGAAAAAAATCAAAAATGACTGAATATCTCTATATTATCCCCAAGTTGAAAGGTTGTACCTATCTCTTTATATCATTTAATATGTCATTTTTCTAATATATTTATAGAAATATATCTCATAATCATTAAATATGAATGCATAACAACTTATAACAAGGAACATTTATTTTTGCTATTCCAATAATACATGGACATACAGAATATTATTTATTTTTAATAGTATTTATTATCCACAAAATATTAGATAAGGACACTAATGCTCCAAATATAGACATAATCACTGAGCATATAACTACAATTTGTTTATTACTCACTTTTAATCACCTCCTAATTTTAGAATTTCCTTTGTATAAAAAAAATATTCCGACACAGTAATTTGCATCGGAAAGTCGAATTTTAAATTTTTTATTTTGCAATTTCAAAGTTTGATTAACATTATTATTGCTAGAATTAGTAATAGGGATAAAAATATTAATATAACAATACCTACAAAGTCAATATAAGTATGAGCATCATAAATAAACATTCCTATTGTTAAAGTAACTATTGCTGCTATTACTAATATAATAATGAATAGCATTTATATCACCTTAATTGCCATTACTACATAATCATCTTTTTGTTCATAGCTAGTAATATAAGTTACTTTACATTTAATAAATCTCCCTGTATATTGTTTTAATCCAGGAATATATTCATTTAAATATAAAATATCTCCGTTCTTAAAATTTCTGTCATTTTTTCGTATTTCAAATGTTTTATTTCCATTTAGAATTTCATCAAAATAAACTTGAAGGATTTTTAGATGATGTATCATAATATTATCCTTTCTATCTATCTTTTATCAAAGCATTCATCCATTTAATAGCTTCTATAACTCCCCATTTAAGTCTATTTCTATAATATGGTCTATATTATAAATATGTGTAATATTATTTATAGTATATTTTGTTCCAAAAACATTAATATTATCAAATAATTTGGGCATTGGCTCAATTTCACCTTTAAAACTTATGAGATTATATCCGTTGATAGTAAATTTAGTTATCATAGACATCATCTTCCTCATTGTCCCAAAAATTATAAGTTTTATCTAATAATTTAACTTTTTTACATCCACAATCTTTACAGTAAATTTTACCTTCAATCATATAAACTTTTTCATCTGCAAATATTCTAACCTGACATTCCTCATTACTACAAAAGTTAATTCCTACTTTCATTTATTTCCTCCACAATTTTGTATTTTTCTTTTCTTAATGATAAATTCATCTAATCATCATTTTAAATAAACTTATATGTCCATTAAATTACAATAAATCAATACCTAATTGAATATTAATTTATATAAATATTTAATCTCTAATCCAATATTTACTACTGAAAAAATTATTATAATAATATAAAACATTTTAAATCCTTTAGCATTTCTTAAATCAGATAGAAAAAAGGTGAATATTAGAAAATTAACTAATAATCCACCTAAAATGTCTAAGATTTGCATTATTTCACCATTCGTCTTTTAAAATTTTTAATTTATTATTTATTTCTTGATATATTTCTTTATTATGTTCACTTAATTTATCCATATGTTCCAACATTTCATCACAAAGAATATTTAATCTATGATTTATCTCTTTATTATCAATTATTCCTTCTTGGTTTATATAAGATTCTTCTATATAAACATATTTTTGGATAAGTATAGCTCCCATATAATCAAGAATAGGCTTTAATTGATATTCTGGAACTAAATAATGTTTGGAAGAGCCAGCTATTGCCACTATTCCAATAAGTTTATCTTTAAATGCATCTTTAGGTAATATATCAAACAAATTCTTTAATGTACCTGGAATGGACGCCTGATAAATTGGTGTTACAATAATAATCCCATTAGCATATTCAATTGTTTGTATTGCATACCTAGTTGTCGGACTATAATCTTTAATATCCCTACCGTCACTAAAATCAACTACATTTTTTAAATCTAAATTATAAACATAATGATTTAAATGTGGATTTAAATGTTTATCTTTATTTCGTAATATAGATGTAATAGATGTATTAACACTTTTTACTTTTTCACCGGATACTGCACCTGATAATGTTATAATTTTCATGATTAATTATCCTCATTTCTATGTCTTGCCAAAATAATAATCCATTCTTTTTTAGATTGCGGGTCTAACAATTCAGCATTTATTGTTTTAATATAAAACCAGCCAAGATGAAGATATGGATACAATACTTTATTATAATCAAATTTATTAACATATAATGTTTTAAATTCAATCATCCTATTTTATACTGATCCGCTAGAATTTGACTAATTTGTTTCTTCAAATCCTCAGCTTGCCTTTCTAATTTAATTATTTCTACATTCAATTGTTCTTGTTCCTTATATTTTGCATCTAATTGCGTATTTAAATCTGCTAATTGGTCTAATAATTCTTGCACTGTAGGACCCTCCATTATTTACCTTCCTCCTTTTTTAAAATGGCCTGCAATTCAACTAATGCATCAGCGTCCACTTTAATATCAGTAGGGGTAAAAGTAATTTGACATTGATTAATACAATCTTTGTCTAAGTTTAGTGTTAACGAATGTACAGTATTTATAACTACTCCATCTAAAGTTATAATTAAATCATATGAAGTAATAGCAAACTTTGAATTATTTTTCTTTTTAATTTCTAATTTTGCCATATTATCCCTCGATTTTAAAATTTATTATCTTAAATCATTATATAAATTGGTAATATTATCTATTTGTTTGTTAATACGACTTTCAATTTCTTGTAACGATATTGATGAAATATCATATGTTATTTGTTCTAATTTTGACTCTACAACTAATAATGATGAACGTAATATTTCTATATCATCATGTATACTTTGTAATTCTTCTGCCATTTTAACAGTTATAAATTCTTTCTTATCCAATAATTCTTGGATTCTGCTATTAATATAATAATTTACCAATTTAAATCCTCCAAATAAGATGAATAAATTCATCTAATCAATTTTAAAATATCCAGAGAGGTCCCCTATGGAGACCAGAATTGATACATAATTCATCTTTCATTTAGATTTATTAAAAACCAATTTAGTAGCAAATTTTAATATTTCAATAAGTATAAACTCTATCACAATGCTTATTAAAGCTATAATAATATTTGTTATTATCAGTATATGCAATGGTGGTACTTTACTAACATTTTCATGTATTAAACTAATTAATATAAAATTAATCATATCATAAGCAAATGCTAATTTTAAATCTTTGACAATTTGCATTAACATTTCTCCCTTCATAGCCAAAAGAATTTAAAAATTTCATATGCAGCCTTTAATCCAGTTATATCACTAATTAACATAATAAATAAAAAAACAAATCCAATATAATAAGATTTCTTACAAAAATTAATAAACAATATTATAATAAAAATTGTTATTATAATATTAATTAACATTGGAAATAATGCGGCTATTTTTGCAATAGTTATAAAATTCATTATATTTACACCGCCCCTAAAGATTTCCATAATGCATAGTCTTCTGTAAGTTCCATAAACCATTCTTTATCTTTTAACAACAAAGAAATATCAATAATAGATTCAAAGAAAGCATCATCCATTATAATATCATTGTACATATTAAATGGATAATCCATATCAACTTTTAAATCTTTTTTTCTTTTATATGGTTTTGTTGCACATATTGTAAAATAATCCCACTTTATTGTTGTTATAAAGCCAACAAGTTCTCCTTCACTAAATAAGCCTAAACTAACCCAATCGCCTTCTTTCATAATTTTCACCAACCTTATTTTTTAATGAATTTTAATTCCATATTCAATTCTACATCTACTTCTAAACCTTGTGTTTGTTCAATCATATTAACATAATTAAGTAAAAATATTAAAGCTGTATCTTTACCTGTTACATTTATTCTATTAGTAGAAATAATAGTATTTTCTTTGATTTTAATATTTTTATCTTTAATTTTTTTATAGGTTTCAAATATAGATTCTTCTTTTGTAGGCTTAGAATTATAAGTTGTCGGTTCATTTATAACACTATTTTTATCATTTTCTTTTGGAATAGAAGTATTATTTTCTTCTGATTTTTGATAAATTGCTTCTATTGGTGCAAAAACTGAATCTGGTACATTTTGTTTTAACTTTATAATATTATTTATTACTTTTTCAGATGGTACTTTTTCTTGTAATAAACCATTTTTTAATTTTTCTTTATAAGAAGTTTTATATTTACTAACAGTAGCTTCATGAATATTAAAAACTTTTGCTACATCACTATTTTTCATTTCTGGATAATGATTAAATACATAAAATAATTCTTTTTCCTCAATTTTTGAACCTTTCATTTTAGTTCCTCCTTCAATAAAACCAGTTTTAATAGAGTTATTTTGTAATTCTTTAATAATTTTTTTAATTAATCTTGAGATATAAGATTGTGCTATATTAAATTTATTTGCAATATCTTGTTGTTTCATTCTTTCAAAAAAATACATTTTAAAAATTTTTCTATCTCTTTCAGATAATTGCTTTAATGTCATATCCAAAATTGCTTTTAACCCATCATAATCCTCAAAATGTGTATCTTTTATTTCTGCTGGTAAAACATCAATCAAAGTTAATTCAGAGCCATCAAAATCTACAGTTAAAACACTATCTAAAGAAACATTATTTTTATGCCTTCTCATTTTCCTATTATGCATTAAAATTTCATTATGTATAAGCTTAGATGCATAAGTTACAAATTTAATACCTTTATCTAAATCAAAATTTTTATAAGCTTTAATTAATCCAATTTTAGCAATAGATACTAAATCTTCTATATCATCAACATTTTTAAATCTATTAGCGATATGATAACATAATCTTTCATTGATTTTTAAAAGTTTTTCATAGGCTGCATAATCACCTCCTTTAGCAGCTCTGATTAACTTATCATTTTCAGCAGAATAATTCATTAGTTCACCTCATTTTTAATCTATGAAGCCAATCTTAGATGCATTTTTTTTTAGAAGTTTTTTAATTTTCATAATCAAACGACTAACTTGTGGTTGAGATAAATTAAATTTTTCAGCAATTTCTATTTGACTCTTATTTTCAAAAAAATACATTTTAAATATTTCTTTATCCCTATCCTTAATTGAATCTAATGTTAATTTTAAAACTGAATCTAAACCTTTATAATCTTCATAGCTAATATCCTTTTCTGGAGTAGGAATGATATCTAATAACGTCATTTCTTTTTCACCATCTTCTCCAAAATTTGCATCCAACGAAATAAACTTAAAATTTTTCATTTTACGTTCTTTTCTAAAATTTACTAATATTTCATTTTTCATAATTGTCATAGCATAAGTTGCAAATTGGATATTTTTATTTAAATCAAATGTTTTAATTGATTTAATTAATCCAATTTTAGCTATAGATGCAATATCATCAATACTATCTAAGTTTTTAAATCTCTGCGCAATATAATAACATAATCCTTGATTTTCTATTAGAAATTTATCAAAAGCTTCTTTATCACCATTTTTGGCAGCTTTAATTAAATCTAAATTATCTATATTCATAGATTAGCTCCCAAATTAAATTTATTGTATTTGCTATAAAGAATCCAACAAACATTGGAAGAGTATGGTAAATTAATCTTTCTCTTTCATTCATGTGAAATATATTGGATAATTTTTTCATTTCTTGCCCCACCTTATAACTTCAATTTTCAAATGTTTTACACCAAATTCAACTGCATCTTGTCTATATTTGAATAACAAATCAAAGTGTCTACCTTTGATACCTCCTCCTGTATCTAAAGCTATTGCTTTAATAATTTTACCATTATAATCTATATTTACAATAGAATATAGTGGAATTATATTAGGGTCAACAGCAATTATTCTCATACCATTATAATAAATAGTATTTTTGACATTATAACCTGTTTTTGTTATTCCTATACAACCTTCTTTACAAAATGGTACGTATCCTGTTATCATAAAATCCTGTTTATTATTTTCTTTATTATTTTCTTCTTTTTTCTCAAGGCTTTCCACAAAATTTCTTTGTTTAACTTTTACTAATTTGCTTTTTATATTATTGTGTGCCTTATATTCTGTTAAATGTTCATTATATGTGTTTAATTGTTGTATTGGTGTATCAGGATTAACAGAATGATAAAAAGGATTATATACAAAAAGTAAACTAGTAAAACTAAATAAATGGAATTTGTTTAGGTACTTGATAATTATCTTCCTTTCTTAAATCAAATTATATAACAATAAGTAATTTAATTTTTAAAAGTTTCAAATAGAAAACAAAAAAAGGACAGTATCTGCCCTTTTTCTTATCCAATATATTGATAATAGCCTCTAGTTGCTTTTTGAATTTTATTATTATACTTTAATACTCTATTTATAGTATTTGTAAAGTTATTCCAATGCCAACCATATTCTTTATTTAATATTTCTTCTAATTTAGAAGATTTAAGTGGTTGCCCAGCTTCTTTTAAAATAAAAGCAATTTTATCTGCTACTATTTTAATATCTTTATAATTTTTACCAATATTACCAGTTAATTTAACTTTTTCTTTATCTTTAAGTTCATTAATTTCAGTCTTGTCAAATTTTTCTTCTATTATATTATCTTTTTTATCTTCAAACTTTTCATTAAACTTTTGAATAACATTTTCAACAGGAACTTGAGGAATCAATTTTGAAAGATTATCAACAACATTTGTCAATTTAATTAATGTATTTTCGTAATCAATTGTGTCCTTTATGTAGTCTTTATTTTCTTTATCTAATTGTGCAAGTCGAATTTTTATGTCATAAAATTCTTTTTCAATCCTTTCGGATTCTTCTCTGTAAAGTTGCTTAAGCTCCCTTTTTTCATCTAACAACATTTTAACTCTTTCTCTCAAATAATCTCTTTCAAAATAGCTCATACATAATCTCCTTTTTTCTATTAAATTATAGATTCTATCAAAATCTATTATTATTATATTACCTTTTAATAGAAAAAGATATATATTTTTAATAAAAAAATATTATTTTATTAAAATATTTTAATATTATTACACTTTTTTTTGAAACTCTTATGAAAAAATATAGAAAATGTTATATTATATAAAATATAAAAAATATTGAAGAAAGGTTGTAATAAAGAAATGAAAAAGGTAGTTTTTAGTGGTCATGCAATAATGAGAATGAAAGAAAAACGTCAATATGGTATTACAAAAGACGACGTTATTAATTGGGCACAAAAGCTTCCTGGAAGAATAACACATTTAAGTTTCAAGTGTTTTGCGGAAAGTGGACGGTGTTTTGAAATTGTTGTAAGTGATAAAGATGATATTAGAACAATAATAACAATTATTGGAATAGAATAATGAAACTTCAATTTTCTAATTCTCAAATTTCTATATAATATAGAAAGAAATTTTATAAGGGGATATAAAAGTGGATAAAATTGAAGATTATATGCATCTAGTTGATGTTACTATAAAAAGACAACATCATGATGGGCGATTATTTATTAAAAACTTAAAATTAGAAAAAGATGACGTAAGACAAATAGGAATGATTGGCTTAGTAAAAGGCTTTAAAAGTTTTAATAAAAAAATAGGTAAGGATATTAAAACACATTTAATTGCCAGTATTAATTATGAATTAAAAAACTTTTATAGAAATAATAATTATTTAATTAACTTTTCCAGAAAAGCTAAAGAGATTGGGCGTAAAATTTATCAATTAAATATTGACTCCATAGATGAAATTAAAAAAATGTTTAATTGTAGTAAATTATTGGCAGAACAAGCCTTAAATTATAAAAAGTATTTGGAAGAAGATGTTATAAGCTTAGATAGTAAAATAAATAATGATGGGAGGGAAATAATAGAACAATTAAATTATTCACATTTTAATTTAGAAAATTATGTAATAAGAAAAATTGAAGCTGAACATCGCTTATCTTATTTAAGTGAAAGACAAAAATTAATTCTATTTTATACAATTAAAGGAAAATATCAGCGAGATATTGGCAAGATTTTAAATATATCACAAAAAACAGTAAGTAAAGAAATGAATAAAGCAATAGAAATATTAAATAATTTAAATGAGGAGGAAGAAGATATTGTTAACGTTGGAACAAGAAGAATTGTTTAATGATAATATTAATTTAGTTGGATTTACACTTAAAAAATTTAAAGTTATTAGAAATATTGGTAATTATATAGATACAGATGATTTTTACCAAGTAGGTTGCATTGGTTTAGCTAAGGCTGTAAAATATTTTAATCCTGAATTAGGCTTTGAATTTTCAACCTATGCTGTAACTATGATTTATGGTGAAATAAGACGAGCAATAAGGGATGCTAATATTAGTGTTAAATTTTCTAGGAGAACTAAAGAAATTGCAAATAAAATTAAAAAAGAACAATTAAATTTAAAAACTCCTGAGGAAATTATGGAAAAATTTAAAATAGGTTTTGGTGCAGCAATGGATATTATAGATTATCTTAAACAAAAGCATGTGTCATTGGAAACAAAAATAGAAGATAGTGATAAACTAACATTAAAAGATATGCTTAGCAAAAATGAAAATATGGAAGATAATATAATAAATAAAATAGACTTAGAAAGATACTTAGAAAATTTAACAGATATACAGAGAAAAGTAATTAAATTATATTTAAAAGGTTATACTCAAATAGAAATAAGTAATAAAATTGGTGTTAGTCAAGTTCATGTATCTAGGACTATTAAAAAATCTATAAAAAGAATTGAAAATATGAGAAATAATATAGCTGAAGAATTACCTAAGAAAGGAGGAAAAGTTAGGCGAGAATTTAGAATTAATAATGGTAAATCTAAGAAAGAAATGTTTATTGAACTCATAAATAATAATACACCTAAAGAAGAAATAATTAAAAAATTAGAAATTAATCCAGATTCTTTTAATAAATATTTAAAGCTATATGTTAGCTAAAGGGGTTTTCTATGAAAATAAGTTATGATTTTATTAAGCAATTAAAGGAAACAAATTGCATGAAAATTATCCAAATAATAAAAAATCATAATATATATGAATTTTCAATAGATACATTACCTGAAGGAAGAGTAATTGGTACAATATTATTAGAAGATGAAGTAATTGATGAATTAGGTAATCTTATTGGTTATTTTGGAATAGACTTCCATTATAATATATTAGTTTATAATCTATTTAGAAAAGAGGAAAAGTTATGAAAAGCCATATTAAAGAAAGAGTAATTTTGCATGCTAATTTAATGATTTCTAATGACAACACTATTAGAAGTGTTGCAAGAATGACAGGTTGGTCAAAATCTACAGTATTAGTTGACCTAAAAAAAAGATTACCTATAATTAATCCAGAATTATATCAAAAGGTGAAAAATAAAGTTAAATATAATACTGCTATTAGACATATAAGGGGCGGGCAGGCAACTAAATTAAAATATAGTGAGGAAGATTAAATGTCTACTCCAATAAGAATATTTACTGATGGAGCATGTTCTCCAAATCCTGGTAATATGGGTATAGGTGTTGTAGTTGAATGGCAAGGAAAAACTCCTCCAACAATTATATCTGAATATGCTGGGAAAGGAACTAATAATATTGCTGAATATACAGCTTTAAATGAAGCTTTATTATATATTTATCAGCAAACTATTAAAAATTGTGTTATCCATAGTGATTCTAAATTAATGGTTAATCAAGTAAATGGTAATTGGAAATGTAAAGATTCAACATTATTACCATTATGTATTAAAGCTCAAGAAAGAATTAAATGGTTAAGGAAAAATCTTTTTAATGTAGAATTAGTTTATATTAAAAGAGACTTAAATTTAGCTGATGAACCAGCCAAACAAGGCTCAAAAAAATTTCAATAATTATATATAAAAGACATTATATAAATATAATGTCTTTTATTAATTAATATTATATTAATTAATTAATTATATTAATATATTAATTAATTATTTTCTATATAATATTATAATTATTTTTTTATTAATATATGTAAACACAGTAATCATTCCCCTATATAGGAATTATGAGAAAAATCGAACTTTTCAGTTCACCGTGTGGGACCATCTATCTCCTTCTCATGGAGCACGGCGTATTTCAACAATTTATCTCATAACCTCTTGGAAGAGTGGTCGGGTTTCAAATAAGAGAGTACTACTTTTATTTCCTCTCTATCCTAAATTGTGTAAAATATGTATTTTTACACACCTATATTCGTCCTCTCTAACAGGCAACAATCCGTCGTTTAAGGTTTAATTGAGAATCCACGACCGAGAGGTGCTTTTATATAGCGGATACACCTTCTAACCACTTAATCTTCATTATTTAGTTATTTTCTTCTTTATAATTCATTATATTTAAAAATTCCTCTAATTTATCTTTAGGAATAACTATACCTTTTGGAGAAGGTAAAAAATTATTTGAAAATTCATTTTTCCTATCTCTATAAAAATTTCTTATGTCAATACCTTCAGTATTTTTTTTCTTAACATAAGCAATTTTTATAATTTTGTCTTTATGGATACTTATTTCACCAATAGGGCTATAAATATCCCAAAAATTATTTTTCATTATAAATCACCTATTTCCATTATATACATAATTTATTAATGTATTCAATTTTCTGAAAATAATTTTTACAATGAATATAAAAACATTTTAGTTTAATATTATAAATAGAAAAACCTTACATAATTGTAAGGTTTATTTTATTTTAGGGGGATATAAAAATTGAAGGACATATATATACTAGATACAAACCCGATATTAGATAACCCTAACATTATTTATGAATTTCCTAATTCTTTAATAATAATTCCCTTAATAGTATTATCAGAGTTAGATAAATTCAAAAATGAGTTTAGTGAAAGAGGTGTTAATGCTAGAAACTTTTCCAGAATTTTAGACAAATTATATGAAAATGGTTATAAAATAGATGAAACAAACTCACAAGTAAAAATATTAGCAGAAGAAGAATTTGATAAAGAACTAATTACTAATTTAGGCGGAATGGAAAATGATAATCTTATTATACATTTAGCTGATTCTATAAGACATCAGCATCCAGACTCAAATGTTCAATTAGTATCTAGTGATATTCTTTTCAAGACTAAAGCTAGAGGGATAGGTCTGAGTGTCCATAGTCTTACAGATATGGAGAATAAAAATATTTCTGATGAAATCTATAATGGTTATTTAGAACATTATGTAAGTGATGATTTAATTGATACTCTATATAAAAATAAAATAATTGATATAAATGATATTAAAGATATTATAGTTTATCCACATATGTTTATTATATTGAAGAGCTTTGATTCAAATAAATCAGCAATAGCTAAAGTTGATAGACTATGTAGAGTAATTGAATTAGTCAACACATTTAATGAGGGCATTTGGGGATTTAAACCAAAAAATGTACAACAAGTAATGGCATTTAATCTATTATTAGATGCTGATATTCCATTAGTTACATTAGCTGGTCCTGCGGGTTCAGGTAAAACATTCTTACCATTACTTATTGGATTATATTTAACTCAAGATGAAAGTTTATATAATAAAGTTGTTATAACTAAACCTAAGTCTGATATGGAAGAAGACCCTGGAGCACTTCCTGGTGATTTAATAGAAAAATTAGGGCCACAGATGCAATCTTTCTATGATAATTTAGAAGTTATTTATAAATGTGATGAAAATGATACAGAATTATATCAAATTTTGCCAGATTTAAAATTAGATATTACATCAGTTAATTTCTTTAGAGGTAGAACATTACGTAAAAGGTTTATTATTGGAGATGAAATACAAAATCTTAATAGACTCCAAGGTAAAACACTTGTTACAAGAGCAGGATTAGGCTCTAAGTTAATATTATGTGGTGATATTGAACAAATTGATAATCCTAAAGTAAGTTATTATACAAATGCTTTATCTCATATTATAAATACATTTAAAACAGATGATTTAGCTGGTCATGTAATGTTACCTGATGGAAAAGCACGCTCTCCTTTAGCAGATAGAGCTGGTAAAATTTTATAGGAGGTATATTATGAAAAAGAAAACTGTAGTCATAGTTTTTGAAACTTATGATAGAGGAAAATATTATTTTGAAGATTATATATTGCCTCTTATTGGAGAAGTAGATACTATAACTCGTTATCAATATGAAAATGAAAATATAAAAGTTTTTATTAAAAGTTTAAAACAACCAAATAATTTAATAGGTTTATATGCTGATTTTGTTATATTAGAAAACAATAATAATATTGATTTTTTTGAAAATATAATTATGCCAATAGTAAAATATGATAGAAGTAAAATAAATGTTGTTTTATAGGTTGTGATACAATGGCTAAAGATATTAGTAAGAATAAAGTTTTTGCTAGCCCTTATAAAGATGAAATTGAAAAAAGATTGGCTATGGGACAATCTCCTAGAGCTATTAGTAAATGGTTAGAAACAAGAGGTGAATCAATATCATATGCTACTATAAATGAGTATAAAAAAAATTTCTTTAACATTGATGCTGAAGTTGGTAAAATCATTAACCAAAAACAAAAAGAACTTGAAGTAGCTCCGTCACCTGAAGAAAAAAATAAGATGATGGATACAGAAATTAATAAAAAACTTGGTACAATGTTAGCTGTCAATCACATCAACGTATTATATGAAAATATTAATCACATGTTAGCATATATTGCTAAATTAGAGCAATATGAACCAGTAGTTGCTGCTCATGCTGCAAGAGGACTTTTCCAAGAAATAAGAGCAACAATAGAAACGTTAGAAAAAATTAAAGATAAAGACAACGAAAGTGATGGTTCTAGCGTTGCAAAAGTTATTAGTGCTCTTAATAAGGCTGCTAGGGAGGCGAATAAAGATGGACAAAAATAATGAAGATTTTAATTATGAAGAAATTATGAAAGAAGTTGAAACAAAATTATGGAATAAAGATTTTATGTCTTTGTCCAATAAAGAAATTCAATCCCTATTACAAAATTTAATGTGGCAACTATTTTTAGTTAAAACATATAATATTAATGTAAATATTAGGAATACAGCTGGAAATTTGCCTCATATATCAATTGTAATTGATGGTTATGCATATAGAGATGGATTAAATATGAGCCAAGATGAAATGATGGATTATGAGGATGAAGAAATTGACGAAGATGAATTTTATGATGATTAAGAGGAGATTTTATCTCCTCTTTTTTGGAGTGGATAGTAATGGCATTTATTTATAAAGATAAATATTATGAAAATGCACATGATTTAATTGTTAAAGAACCTGAAGCTGCAGCGGATTCTGTTGTATTTACAGAAGCATTTTTAACTGTTCCAGATGGAGAGGACGGAATATCTCCATTTAAATTTAATAAACCTGAAAAAAATGAATATAGAAATTACCTGTTTGAAATTTATAGAGATAAACATCCAAGAATTGTAGTTGTTACTGGAAGGCAAGTTGAAAAATCAACAATGGCAAGAAATAAAATTATTGCTGATATGCATACTAATGAAGGCTTAACAGCTTTATATACTGCGCCACGTTCTGAACAAGTTTCTCGTTTTTCTAGTGAAAGAATTAGAATTGCTATGAGAGATTCACAAGAAGGTGCATTAAAAGATTCTATTTTAAGGAAAGGTAAAGATACAGCGTCATTTATTCAATTTGATTCTAAATGTAACTTATATTTATATTCTTGTTGGGCAGATGGTGATGCTATTCGTGGTATTGCAGCTCAAAGAGTTTATGCGGATGAAGTTCAAGATATGACATCAGCAGCAAGAGAAACTGTAGAAGAATGTCTTGGACACGCGCCCGGTGGAGGTCAAATGTACCATTTTGGTACGCCTAAAAACAGTGGTTCTGAATTTCATAAATTATGGGAATTATCAGACAGAAAAGAATGGTATATTGAATGTGTTAATCCTAGATGTAAACATCAACAAAAAATTACAGTAAATAATATTTTTAAACCTGATGAAAATAAACCAGCTTATTTTGGTTGTTCTAAATGTAAAAAGGAATTAGATAGGTCTAAAGGTAGATGGATTTCTGAAAATCCTAATGGAGCATCATATTCTGGCTATCATATAACTCAACTTATGTGTTCATGGATTTCAGCTGACCAAATACTTTATAAAAAATTAACATATTCTGAACAAAAATTTAATAATGAAGTTTTGGGAGAATTTCATAATGTATTTGGTAAAACTCTTGATTTACAAGATATTATGGATTGTACAGATGCTAATCTAAAATTTCCTATAAAAGGTCATAAAGGACCTAACTTTATGGGAGTTGACTGGGGTTCTGGTAATAATTCATTTTCAGTAATAACTATTATTGGACCAGAAGAATTTGAAGTAAATGGTAAAAAGGAAACAAAATTAGTTTATAGATATGTTAAAAAATATAATAAATCTGGTTATGGAAAAGTAATGAAAGATATGCATAAGTTAATTGAAGCATTTAATGTTGAAAATATAGTAATAGATATTGGTGATGCTAGACGGCAATTTGAAGAACTATTAGTTGAATATCCAAATAAAGTTTCAGCATGTCAATATGTTTTAGCATTGAAAAATCCATATAAATGGGATAAAAAAACAAGGATTCATACTTGTGATAGAAGTTATCATATTGAAAAAGTTATAGATTTATTTCATAAAAATAAAATAGTTATTCCTTATGATAAATTAACTATTCAAAAAACTGATGAATTAGGATGGCTTTTTCAACATTTAACTTCATTAGAGGCAGAATGGGTTGAGCCTTCTTCTGGTAATACAGGTTATACAAGATATTTGCATAGTGACCCTGATGATGGATTCCAAAGTCTTGTATATGCATATTTAGCTTATGAAAGACGTAAAGCTAAAGTTAAAAGCAATATTCGAGTTAAAACTTTAGATTACAGTGTATTATTTAATGACTAATTGCATAATTGATGAATAATTATTAGTAAATTATAAATTATTAAATTAGGGTATTTAATATCCTTATCGAGGTATTTACTCATTTCTTGTTCCTCCTCTATAACTTTATGGGCTCAACAAAATATTGTTGGGCCTATTTTTTAAAGGAGTAGATTTTCAAATGGCAAGCTCAATGCAGAAAATAGGAAATTTTTTCAAAAATATATTTTCTAGTGAAAATAATAGCACTAGAAAAGGTAGAGTTTACCCTAACAGGATGAACTATCTATATGAAAAAATGCGTGTTGAAAATGATAGACTTAAAGCATATAATGAATGTTGGGTTATGTATGTTGAAGACCCTAGGATTTCTGCTGCCATTGATACTACTGCTGGCTCTGCAACTAATGGTAGCTTTACAATACATTTTAATAAAGCTAAAACTAAAGTGGAAAAGGTATTAAATGATGCAGATGAAATTATCAATGGTATAAAGAAACGTTGTCAAATAGATTTAAAAATTCTAGGAATAGCTAAAGAATTGCTTATTCTAGGAGACGCTTTCCTAGAAGTTATTGTAGATTTTAGTACAAATGAAATTATTAATTTAAAAAAATTACCTGCTAGAAGTATTTTTAGAATTGAAGATGAATTTGGTACATTAGTTGGCTTTGAACAAAAAAATGAGCTTAATGAAGTTATTGCTGAATTTGAACCATGGCAAATTCTCCATATGAGATGGAATCATTTCTCTGGTCAACTTTATGGTACATCTATGATTCGTTCTGTAAGAAGTGTATATAAGAAATTAAAAATGACTGAAGAAGATTTAGTTGTAAGAAGAAGAACAAGAGCAGGTCTTAAATTACATCATTATGGAGCAGACCCACAAGAACCATTAGAACCAGATGAAGTAGATGAATATATTGAACAAAATTCATCTTCTCCACTAAATGTTAGGACGGATTTTTATTCTAATGGTAAGTGGAAAATTGATGTATTAAAATCAGATGATGGTGTAAATCAAATTGAAGATATTAAACATTTAGAAGATGCATTATTTATTGGGCTTAGAACTCCAAAAGGTTTACTTGGAATAGGCGAAGACCCAAATAGAGCAACTTTAGAAAGACAAGAAGTTGCATATATTCGTTTATTAAATGAAGTTACTAATGTTATTAGTGACCAAATCAGACAAGTATTTGATTTAGGATTAACTCTTAAAGGTCTTAATCCTGAAAATATTGAATATGAACTTATTTGGGATGAAAAGACAGTTGAAGATATAAACCAAAAAGCTGAAAGATTAGTGCTTCTTACTAATGTCGGTTTCATTTCTAAAGAAACAGCAACAGGTGAGTTGGGATATAATTTTGACGATGAACAGTATAAAATTAAGCAAGAAATTAAAAATAATCAAGATATAGATTATACTCAATTAAATACAACAAAATTTATTGACCCTAATTCTATAATTCAAAGTTCTAGGGAAAAATTAAAACATCAAGGTCGTTCAGATAATGGAGATGGGCAAAATCAAAATCCTAATCCTCAAAATTAGAAAAGAGGTTTTTTAAATGAATTTGGTTGAAAAACTTCAAAAAGAAGCAGAAGATTTTATGGCAAAAAGACTTAAAACAGAAAAGAATATTACAAAAGATTTCTTAAAAATTATAGATGATTTAGAAGATGAAATTGCTACTGAATTATCAAAACAAGGTAATATCAATTTGAATTATGTTACTATTATAGTTCAACAAGTTTTAATGCCAGTTATACAAAAATATGCTTCTAAACAATTAGATTATTTAAATAATGTTATTGATAATACATTTAATGCTGGAATAAATCAAGCACAGCAATTATTAAGTCTTACTCCATTAGATATTCCACCTTTAGAAAAAGATAAGATGGAAAGACAAAATGATTATCAAGATACATTAAGTGCTTTATTACTTTATTCAAATCAATTAATAACTGGATTAAACAATGATTTAAATAATAAACTTAATAGTGACATTACAAGCATGTATATAATGTCAAAAAATCAAAATAATCCTTCTATAAATAAATCTGAAAGAGATACAGAAAAAGATTCAATTTTTAATACAGTTTTATCTGGTACAGTTATAGCTAAGTATATAAAATCTAGTTTCAATAATATTAGAAATAGAGCTGACATTATTTCACAGACAGAGGTAATTAGGGCTCTTAATAGTGGTATCTTATTAAGATATATAAATGAAGTCAAATATGTTAAATGGATAGCAATTCAAGATAATAGAGTATGCAGGAATTGCTTAAGTATGTCAATTAATGACGATGGAATTTATCCGGTAGGTTCTATAAGTCCTCCACCATTGCATCCTAGATGCCGTTGCGTATTAATTCCATATGATGAAAAATGGTTATCTATTGCATACTAATTTAGGAGGTGAAAGTTTTGTTTGATATTTTGGAACAGGAAGCAAATAAACCTTTTAAAATTAAAGGTATTGCAATGATTAAAAATAGTCTATCCAAAAATGGCAGATATTATTCTGATAAATTAGTTGAATCAGTTGTAAATAAAGTAAAGAGTGTTATTGAAGCAAACGGTTCTTATCCATTAACTATGATGGCGGACCATCCTAATCCTTTTACATCAAATAAAACCTTAAGTACAGTTGGTAAAATTACTGATATGTATTTAGAAGGTGATAATGCTGTTATTGAAGCTGTTATAGCAAATACCTCTGTTGGAAAAGATGTCCAAGAATTAATAAAAGGTCAATTTGTAGAAGGGCTTTCTATTAGGGCATCCAAAGGAAAAATGAAAAAGAGGAATATTAACGGCAAAATGGTAAATGATGTTATGGAGATGGAGTTAAATGGCGTTGATTTAGTAGTAAACCCTGGTGTTGATGGAGCTAAGGTTACAGACGTCATTGAAAGTTCCGAAGATGGAGTATTTATTTCTATTGAAGAAGAAATACAAGATATTGATATAAATGAAGGCCAGGAGGTTAAAACCGTGGATTTGATGGAAGCTAAACTTGCTGATTTAAGAGAAAAACGACCAGATTTGGTTGAGTCCCTTAAACAAGAATTTAAACCAGTTTTTGAAAGTGAATTTAAACTTGATGAACTTCAAGAATCAATTAATACATTAAATAAAGAAAAAACTGAATTAGAAGGTAAACTTCAAGAATCTGAAAAATCGCTTAAAGAAGTTCAAGAATCCGAAAAAGACCTTAAAACTAAACTTGAAGAATCTGAAAATAAATTGAAAACTATTGAAGAATCAGAAAAACGTGCTAAACTTGATGCTCATATTGCTGAAAAAATAGGTGAATTGAAATTTGCTGATTCTGTAAAAGATAAGATTAAAGAAAAATTGAGCGTTCTTGAATCTGAGGAAGAAATTGATAAAGTCCTTGAAGAAGAAGTTCAATACTTGGAAGCAGTTATTAAAGAATCAACTGGTGTTGGTATTTCTGGTAAAGGTAAACGCGGTGAAAATATAAATGAAAATATTGACGACGATGATGAATTTGTTAAACTCGTCGAAAGTATGTAATAGGGGGTTAAGATAATATTATGACTGCATTTTATAAAAAAGTATTGGAACATTTTGATACTCTTAAATCTACTGGAGCTCTTACAGAAGCAGTAGAACAAACAACTGATGATACTCTTGCTATTCAACAACCTAAATTTAGTAAAGCTTTAATTACTAAAGCATATAATGAAATGATTGCTCTTGAATTATTTGAAACTGGTACAATGACTGGTCCAGTTGAAAAAACTCCAGTTGAAACTTACGCACGTGATGGCGCAGTAACAACAACTGAAGTTAAAGAAGGCGGCCAAATTGGTACTGCTAAAACTGAATATAGCTCAGTTCTTTTGGAAGCTGTAGGTTACAAATTACAATCAAAACTTTCTGCTGAAGCTATTGAAGATGCTCAAAATGCTGGTAATATTAATTTAATTGCTAGGGCAATTGCTAATATGGGTAGAGATATTGCTGAAGAAATTGATGGTAAATTAATGAACCTTATGGTTACTTCTGCAGCAGCTGGTAATACTGATGTTGCAAAAGCTGATAAAACTGCTAAAGAAGTTTCTGCTGCTATTGTTGAAGGTATTGTAGATGCAATGCAAAATGTTAAAAAGAAAAATTACCGTCCAGATTTCGTAGTTGTAGACCCTAATATCTTCGGCTATCTTGCTAAAAATGATGAATTTGTTCATGCTGATAAATATGGAGATACTAAGCTTCAACAAACTGGTTTCATGGGTAAAATTCGTGGCCTAGAAGTATTTGAATCTAATAACATGCCTGCTGATACAGCTGTTATTGGTAAACGTAGAACATTTGGTGTATATAAAGTTTATATTCCTACAATGTTACGTGGTCCAGTTTATGACCCTGATACTGATAAAGAAGTTTATGTTGTTCGTCAACGTTCTGCAATGAAGGTAACTGTTGGTGAAGCATTGTCAACTCTTCATGTAGTAGCGTAATTAAATAATAAAACAAAATAAAGGGTAATATTTATTATTATCCTTTATTTTTTTATTCTTGGATTATTTATTGGAGGAGGTTAATAAAAAATTGGAATATATTCAATTAAAAAAGGGCGATAAAGTTACCTATAATGGTGACATGCCGTATAAATTAGGTAATGGTCAACAAGTTAATAAGGTAGGTGACGAATTAGTGATTAAAAGCGATGTTAAAGTACAAAGTAGATTATTTAAATTACAAGATTCAAATGAAAATGGCGAATCAAAAGATAATAAAGAAGATAAAATTGATTTAGAATCTATGGATAAAGAACAGCTATTAAAATTTGCAGAAGAAAAAGGTATTGATGTTGATAATAGAAAAGGTGAAAAAAAATTAAGAGAAGAATTACAAAGCAAATTGGCTGAATAAACTTTTCCAAAGAATAAAGTATAGTATTCTGTATATTATAAATATGCAGATATTATACTTTATTTTTTTTGGAGGTGTAAATATGGAAATTAATGAGTTAATAGATAGATTAAGACATCAAATAGGTGATATAGATTTAGAAAATCCTAATATTACTGATGAAGAATTAGAACGTATATTAGAAGATTCTGCTGCTGAATATAGCAGATTAAAAGCATACATTAAATTTGATGAAACTCAAACTTATGACCCAAATAATAATGTTTATAATGCACCAGAAGATTCAATTAAGATTAAAAATGTTGTTTTGAAAAGTAATCCAAATTACAGTTTTGATTTTATTGATAATCTCGACCAAATTATATTGAATAATCAATTTAATGTAGACTCGGACCAACTTAAAATAACATATATTCGATTCTTTAAACCAAGTGATATAGATTTAAGGGAAATAGACTTATATCTCATGTATGCAGAGGCTCTATGCTATAAACTTATGGCATCAAAAACAGCAGAACTTATTAAGTTTTCTACTGGTGAAAAAATGTTTGATGAAAGTTTAGTTTCTGATAAATTTAGAAAATTATATGAGGATGCTGTAAAACAATTTAAAAAAGTAGCAATTAAATCATATGGTAAAAGAGCAAATTATGTTAACTTTAATTTTGATTATAATTTGCCATACCCACCAAAAGGTGAAGAGCTATGAATAAAAAAATGTATAATAGGATGTTAGATAAAATACATGAATTAAATGAAAGTGTTTTATCTACTCCTATTTTAATTAAAAAATTATTACCAAAAGAACAACAACCATCTTATAATAGACTGCTTAAAGAATATTCAGATACAAATAATAAATTATATGAAATTATTGCAGATACTTCAGGTATTTTTGCTTCATATAAAGAAAGTGAAGATTGGCGTGAAAATGGTATGTTAGGTATACATGATTATTCCTGTTCCATAAATGATAATTTACCTAATATAAAAGAAGATGAATTAAATTTATATATGGTTGAAAGAAAAGAAGATGGAAAACAATATGAAATTATTTTTTATAGAGAATATATTGGTGAAGTATTATTAGGTCTAAGACCGGTGATAACTAATGGGACTATTTAAAGTTAAAGTTGAAGGAGTAGAAAGCTTAAGGTATTATTTAAGAAATATTAAAGTTGCTAATCAAAGAGAATTAAATAAATCTTTAAATGAAATAGGCTCTTATTTGGAAGGGAAAGTAAAAGATAAATTTGGTGTTTATCAACATGGATGGCCAAAATTAAAAACTGCTACTGTATTAGCAAAACAAAGGAGAAGGTCATCATTAAGAAGCTATAAAAAAGCATCATTTACTAAATTTATTAAAAAATTTAATAAAGCTATTGGAGGAGACGACCCATTAGTATTATTTGGTAAATTACATCAAAGTATTAAACATCAACTAAGAGGAACAAAAATGGATAAAGAAGCTGTTGTCTATTCTGATAATGAATATTCTGCAGTTCATGAATATGGTTATGCTCCTAAAAATATTCCAGCTCGTAGTTATATGAGAACTACATTATTAGATGAAGAAGATTATATAGTACAAATTATTAGTAATAGAATAGGTAATATTGTAAGGAGGAAGGTTTCATCATGATACCTAAAATAGAATTTTTAGAGTATAATTTTTTATTATCACTTATTGATTATTTTCAAAAAGCATTAGATGGTAAAGTTGTAAATAATCAAAGCATTATTGTAATTCAATCTTTTTCTGATAAAAGTAATCCTTATACATCACCTTCTATTTCGATTGAAATATTGCATAGAAAAAATAGAAGTATAGGTTTTCAGGATTATTTTGGTGATATTGATAATAATACAGATATAGAGGAAATTGAAGGTACAAAATTGGAGTATACTGTCCAAATAAATGTATACTCTAATACAAGAGGTAGTATTCATAAATGGTCATCTTTATTGGATAATCAATTAAAAATAGCATCTAAAGAAAGTATACCTCTAAATATTTATGATGATAATGGTAACATAATTAAATCAAGTGAAAGATTTATTGATTTTGATTATTCCAAAGATGTTACTAATAAAAATATGGAGCCAAATGTAATGACATATGATTTTCATACTATTTATGAAATTAAAATGTCAGTATTACAATTATTTGGTGAAGCTAATGAAATTATTGAGAAAAACAATATTAATTCTGAGGTGAAATAATAAATGGCTGAATATAATATTCCTGGTGTTTATAGTCAAGTTGATGCTAGTGCTGCTGTAAATACTACAGGTGCCAGTGATAATGTTATTGGAATAGTAGCCCAAGCAGATAATGGCACTGATAATCAACCCTATGCGCCATTATCTTATAATGATGCAGTAACTAGATATGGTGAAAATTCCAATTTAGTAAAATTAATGAAAACTGCAATGGAAAATGGTGGAAATAAATTTATTCTTGTTAAAGTTAAAAAATCTGATGATTATTCATTAGATTATGAATCTGCATTTAGTGCATTAGACTTAGAAGAAGCAGTAAATATTGTTATTACTGATGCTACCGATCCACTTATTCATGCATCATTAAAAACACATGTTTATAATGCATCTGACAATAGTAAAGAAAGAATTGCAATTGTTGGATTTGCACCTAATACTGACCAAAATACTGTTCAAACTAGTGCAGCAACATTAAATGGTGGAAGAATTTATACTTCTTATCCAAATCCATTAGATAGTACAGGTGCTGAATTAGATGGCATTTATAGTGCTGCAGCAATTGCTGGTCAAATTGCAGCTGAAACTGACCCATCTATGCCAATGACAAATGTTCAATTAAAAGGCTTTTATGGTCTTGCTAAAAAATTAACTATTTCTGAAATGGATTCATTGATTGAAAATGGTGTTATTCCTTTACAAGTTAGAAATGGTTCAATTACTATTGTTAGAGCTATTTCAACTTATACAAAAAATGATGCTGGCAAAGATGATACTACATGGCAGGAATTAACAACTCAAAGAACTAGTGATGCCATTATGAAGGATTTAAGAGACGACCTTGCTAGTAAATTTGCAAGAGCTAAACAAAATGCTAGAACAAGGGAAGCTATTAAAACAGAAGTTGTTAATAAACTTTTAAGTTATCAGGATTTGGAATGGATTGAAAATGTTGACCCAGAAAATGATGTTTCAATAGAAGTTAATCCAACTAATCCTTTAAGAAATGATTTAGACTTCAAATTTGACATTACTGGTCCTTTGAATGTTATTAATATTATTGGACATCTTGTTATATAAGGGGGTAAGATTAGATGGCAGAATTTCCTACTAGTAAAGATATATACTTTGAAGTTGATGGTAAAAAAGTTGCAGTAGTTCAGAATTATAGTGCATCTTTTAGTAAAGATGATAAAGAAATAGATGCATTTGGAGAAGAACTACCTGTTGGTTTTGCTCCTGGTAAAAAAACTTATACTATCAAAATTACTAAAGCATATATCCATGATAATGCATTAAAAGATGGCATTGATTTCTATAATATCAATAATTTCAACTTTGTCATTGTAAAACCTGATAGAAGAGTAGTTTATACTGGATGTTCTATTACAGGTATTGATGAAGATGGTTCGTTAAATGATACTATTGCTGAAAATATTAATATTCGTGCTACTGTAAGACGTGAAGATAAAAGGTAATAAATAGAGGAGGAATTAAGAAATGAGCTTACTCGATAAAATTAAAAATGGTAAGAAAAATTATAAAGTAATTCAATTTCCAAATACAGAGGAGAAAGTTGCAATTGTTCTTTTATCATCCGAAGATTTTATTGATGCTAAAGTAAAAACAGAACAATACTGTAATGAGAAAGGAATTACAGATGATACTTATATAGAAATTGAGCATCAAATACAAATTGTTTATAAAGCATTAAGAGATAAAGATGATATTAGTAAAAAATTAGCAGATTCTATTGATGAAATTAGGTCATTAAGAGTAGATGAAATTAGTTATATAATGACTGAATATAATCAATTCCAAATGGAAGTTAGTCCTCTCTTAAATGCTATTAATGAAGAACAATTTGAGGAACTAAAAAAAACATTAGGGAAAATGAGTTGGAAAGATTTAAATGGAGAGTCCTTACTCGCTTTAAGAAATTTCCTAATGAGCCTTGTGTAAAGGATTTAACGGACGGAGAATGGCTCTATCTTTTAGCCAATCAAGAAATAGATAATGAAGAATATGAAGCGCAATTATGTAATTATTGTAAAGAACAAATGGAAATTAAAAAATGTGTAAGTTGTGGAAGAGAAATAAAAGAAGAAAGTGGTAATGAATCGTTTGATATGGAAAAATTTAATAAATTAAAGGAAAATGCAAAATAGGTGGTGAATCTTTATGGCTAATGAACATAAAGTTGAGATAGTCGTAGGTATTAAAGATTTAGCCACCCGTTCAATAGATAATTTGATTAATAAAGTTAGTCAATTATCTAAGCTTTCCTCTTCAAATATAGGCACTGGTTTCAGTGCCTTTAATCGTAATTTGGATTCTACGATTAGTAAGATGGATAAGCTCGCCAATTCTTTATATAAATTTAAAATGTATACTTCAGATATTTCAAGAAATTTAAGAAATATTACCAGTCTTGGCGTTGTTATGGGTGGAGCTTTAGCTATTGATAGTGCAAATGCTGCTATTGATTATCAATATAAAATGGCAACAGCACAATCAAGAATGGAAGTTAGTAATAATGTAAAACAACAAGTTAGTGATTATATTTTAAATAATTTAAATAATCAAGTTGCTGCTGGACCTTCTAAATTAGCAGATTTAGCTATTACATTAGGTCAAGGTGGCATTAGTAATGCAAATGATATGAAATCCTTACTTAAAACTGTTTCTTATTTTTCAGAAGCAGTTGATGCTGTACCTGACCAAGCTGCTGAAATGGTTATTTCTGCTGCAAAAGGTTTTAATATTCCTATGCAAAAATCTTCTGATATTACAGATAAATTAACTGTAGCACTTAATAAATCATTATTACAAGTAGATGAAATGCCTCATGCTATTGGTGAACTTTCTGGTCGTGCTAAAATGTATGGACAATCACTTGATTCTTCATTAGTTGCATTAATGACAGGCAGAAACCAGGGTATGTCAGCAGCTCAAATGTCACAGGACTTTTTAAATGGCTTAAGGTCTATTTCTCTTGTTGGTAATGATATGGTTTTATATCCACAAAGAAGGAAATATTATGAATCTTTAGGTGTAGATACAAGTTTCTTTGATACTAATACTAAAAAATTAAAAGAATATCCGGAAATTATAGCATCTTTGGAAAAAACTTTAGTTAATAATGGTTTTACTAATAAAAAATATGGTGTAGAAAATATTGATGATTTCCATAAACTTATCCAAAAATACAATGGTCAACTTCCTGAAGATTTCTGGAACTCTATGAAAGCTATGCCTCTTATTTCAAGAGTATTTGGCGCAGCTGGTATGGCTCCAATAATGATGGGCTTACAATCAACATATCAAGAAACTGACCCTAAAACAGGTAAAGCAACAGGACCTGTATATTATGGTTCTGAAGCATTGAAAAAAATGGAATATGATGTTCAACATTCAAAAGGTGCTGTAAATGATACTCATGATATTGTTGCAAATACAGCTAAATTCCAATTAGATGTATTAAAGGGTGTTTGGGAAAGTGGACAAATTAAACTTATGGATAACTTTTTGCCACTTATTCAAACTACTTCTGATTTATTAGGTGATTGGATTGGAGGAAAAAATTCTAAACCTAAAAAACCTAATGGTCAACCTCAAACTGTCGATGAATTATTAACTGGTTCAAGTAAGTTCCAATTATCAGTTGATGATACAGCAGAAAATTTAAAGAAAAGTGGACATCCAATTTTAGCTAGTCTTGTAAAAACCACTGGAAATGGAATTACTAATGCAGTAAATATGAGTCCAATTGTTAATCCATTAAGTAAAGATATAACTGGTGCATTTTCTGATTTAACTAAAGCAGATTGGGGTAATTCATTATTAACATTCCCAGCTCATGCAGTTAAAAATATTACTAAATTTATTCTTGATATTGCTAATGGTAGTAAAGACTTAGATGATGCTATAAGTAAATTACCAGAAAATTTACAAGACCCAGCAAAGCTAATTACTAAATTAGTTCAAGGTGGATTAATTTTACTTGCTACTAATTCAATGGTTAAAATTTTAGAATTAACTATTAGAGGTGCTAGTACTGCTCTTAAAACATATAAAATAGGTAAAGATATAACAACAGCTATTGCTGATTTTATAGTAAAATTAGTTAAAGGTGGAACTAAAGGTGATGGTAAAGGAAAAGGCTTATTAGATACAGTATTAAAAGATGCAGTTAAAACTATGAATGTTGAAGCAGCAGTTGTAAATGTATATGGAGGTAAAAAACCAGATGGGACACCACAAATAGGCGATGGAAAAAATGGAAAATCTCCTAATAATTCAGGTAAAGTAAGTCCACCTAAAATAAATGCAATGAGTGTTTTAAAAGGTGGAGCATTAGCATTTGGTGCATATGCAGGTTATGAATTAACTCAACAACCTTGGCAAAAATGGCAAGATGACCCTAATAATAAATATAAAGCTATTCTTGGAAAAGTACCAGCAAATTATAAAAATTATACTAATGACAAAGAAGAGAAAAAACAAATTGCAGAAGAAGCAGCAAAAGAGGCAAATAAGGTAACTAATAATTATACTCAAAAAGAACTTCAAGGAATAAAAAAATATGTTCAAGATATTAAAAAATCAACTCCTACTGAAACAGCAGAAAAAACATCAGCATCTGTAAAGAAAACTGTAATACAACAATTGCCTAAATCTTTACAAGATAAACAATCAGCTCTTCATGATAAACAAATGTATAATATGCTTTATAATAATGTCGATACTAAAACTAATAATATTCAAAGTTCTATTGTTAGTGGATTTAATCAAGCTAATAAAAAATTGCAAAATGTTAAATTAAATAATAATGTTAATGTTAATGTTTCTCCTCCACAAGTAAGTATTACAGGTGATATTGGGAAATATCTTACTGTTTCATCTAAAGGTTCTACTAAATCCACTTCAAGTAATAAAGTAGAACGTTATAGTCAAGAGTATTTTGATAATCTTCATAATTCATTACTTCAAAGAAGATTAAGTTGGTAATATGGAGGTGAATAAAATTGGCTAATTTAAAAAAGATGAAATATAAGAATTATACTTGGCCTTATAATCCAGGAACTTTTAGTTTAAGTAGTGAAAGAACAATTATACAACATAAATATCCTGATGTTAGTGGCGCAGAATTAGAAGATATGGGAGACGGAGCTAGAATATTTTCTGGAGAAGGCGAATTTTTTGGTTCTTCAGCATATAGTGAATTTAATAAATTAAAAAAAGTTTATGATGAAGGTGGAGTTGGAAAATTAGTTCATCCTACATGGGGTACTTTTAATTGTGTATTTTCTAAACTTTCATTAAATCAACAACCTTTACCAAATTATGTATCATATTCATTTGAGTTTGTAGAAAGTAAATCAGTAACAGTTTATAAAAAATTACCAAAAGTTAATGTTTCCAAAGTTTCAACTTCAAGTAGTAGTTCAAGTTATTTTACCTATACTATTAAAAAAGGAGATACATTGTGGGATTTAGCCAAAAAATATCTTGGAAGTGGTACAAAATATAAAGAAATTGCTAATTTAAATAAAAGTGTTATAAAAGACCCACATTGGATTTATCCTGGACAAAAAATAAAAATTCCTAAAAAATAAGGGTGTAATATATGTCTGTTAAAATTGATATTACAAATCATGAAACTGGAAATAGATATGAAATTACTAATTTTATTTCATATGATATTTCACAAAGTTTATTTATTCCAGCTGATGCATTTAATTTTTATTTTAGTAATATAAATGGTGAAATATCCAATATAATTACTTCAGGTGATGAAGTAAAATGTTATATAGATGGAAATTTAGTTTTAGATGGAATAATTGATGATATGAATGTTAGTTTATCTTCTGATTCAAGTGAGATTTATATAAATGGTAGAGATAAAGTTGGAATTTTAATGGACAATCAATTAGAACCTAAAACTTATTCAAAGATTGGATTAAAAGATTTCATTAATAAAATGGTATCTCCATATGGATTCTCCAAAATAAGTGTTTCATCTAATCCAAAAATAGATAAAATACAAATTAATGCTGGGGATTCCGTATGGGACCCAATCTATAATTATTGTAAAGACCATAATTTATATGCTAGATATGATATAGATACAATTGTTGCATCATATTTAAAATCTACTACTGATTATGATTATGTATTTTCAAATGTAGTAAAAGAAGGAATTAAATTCCAATCTATTGATATTTTATTAAGCACGGCTAGCGTTAAAAATAAAATGATTGTTTATAGTGATAGTTATGATTCAAAAAATAATATAAAATCATCTGCAACAGATTCTAGTTTAAAAATTAAAAGACAGGCAGTACAAAATGAACCTGATATTGAATCAGAATCTCAAGCAGCAACTAAAGCTAAACAGGCATTAAACGAAGCTAATAGAGAATCTTTTAAAATAACATTAAGAATGTATACAAAAAATTCAATTAAGATAAATAAAATTGGTAGAGTTTATGTCCCTAGAATTGGTTTAGATGCAATAATGTTAGTAGAAGAAGTTAACTATCAAAAATCTGTTGATTCAGGTAGTATTACTACAGTTAAATTAGGATTAGTTGAAGGTGTACCAGTTAAATGGGGCATTCATGATATTCCAACATTATTTTATCTAAGGTAGGTTAAATAATATGGATGTTTTAAATATAGTTAGAGCGGAATTAGCTAAAAAATTTAAGAATTTAAAGACTGCATTATTTGGTACTATAAACTCTGTAATTAAAAATGATAACAGTGTTTATGTAGGAATTTCACCAGATGAAGAACTTAGGGATGTTAGCATAGTATCCCCATATGGAATTTATTCACTCCCTAGCGTGGGCTCAATGGGTCAAGTCATTTTCAATAATAGCACTAAGAAAGCAGTATTAATTGGAGTTGTAGATTCTAATAAAAAACCTGTTGAAATTGATATTGGAGAAGTAATGCTATATAATTCTAATGCTGGAACTTATATTCTTTTATCTAATGATGGAAAAATAAGATATAAAGGAGAAATGGAGAGTGTATAGAACATTAAAATTAGTTGATGGTGATATATCCTTTAGTAATTTAGGAAAATTAGAATGGATAGAAGATATAGATTCGCTAAAACAAACAATATATATTAAATTAAATACATTAAAAAATGAATTATTTTATAATGAAAATTTTGGAATAGAAGATTTAACTACATTAAAAAATCTTCCAAATTATTATGATTTTATTGGTTATAGTATACAAGAAGCATTAATTGATTATGAAAAAATAGTTGATGTCAATATTATAAATATAATAAATACGTCTACTTCTGGTATTAGTAAAGTTGATATAGAAATTGAAGTTATATTATCAGATGATACAAAATTATATATTGCTTATTCTATTTAAAGGGAGTGAAATAATTGCCTGAATTTAAAGATAAGGAAACATTAGTTAATGAAGTTATTGAAAATTTATCTACATCATTACCTGATACAGTTGATTTTTCAGATGGTGAGCCATTAAGAACTATAATTGAAGCGCTAATGGCTGAACTAGATTTTCAATATTTTCAATTAGAACAAGTTTATGATAATGGATTTATTGATACTGCTTATGGCGAAGATTTAGATAAACTTGTAGCTTTATTAGGTGTTAAAAGAATACAAGCTACTTATGCAACAGGTATTGTTACATTTTCAAGAAGTACTCCTGCTCCACAAAATTTTGTTATACCATTGGGTACATTAATAGAAACAATGCCAAATTTAGAAGGTGTATCAATTCAATTTCAAACTACTCAAGATGCAGTTTTATTAGAAGGTACAACTTCTGTTGATGTTCCAATTCAAGCATTACTCCCTGGTAGTCAAGGAAATGTTGTTGCTAATAAAATTATTGTTATAAATGAACCACCTACTGGAATTGAGTCTATTAATAATAATGAACAAACTAATAATGGCGCAGATACTGAAACTGATGATGAATTAAAAGAAAGAGCAAGGCATGTATTAGATTCTTCTGGTTTAGGAACGGTTAAGGCTTTAGAATATTCAATAAAAGAAATAGCTGGTGTAAAGTCTGTTGAAGTTAATAATATGGCTAGGGGTATTGGAACAGTTGATGTCTTAGTTTTGGGAGATATAATTCCATTATCTAATGAAATTAAAACTGAAATATTAAATACAATAGATAACACAAAACCTCTTGGAGTAGATGTTCAGTTATTGGAACCATCTGTTGTATATCAAAATATAGATGTAACATTATATATATCAGAAGGTTATACTATTGATGATGTAAAAGATGAAGTAGAAAATGCTATTTTATCTTATGTAGATTCATTAACAATTGGTCAAACATTAATTTTTAATCAATTAAGTAAAAGTATTTTAAATTCAAGTTCAATTATTATTGATTTAGATTTAAATAATCCAATTGATAATGTTACTACTGATTCAAATAAAATAATAAGAGCAGGTAAAATTACTATTCATTAAGGAGGTGAATATAATGGCAAAAATAGATTTTATATTAGATAATTTCCCTAATCATTATAATAAAAGCAAATCTAGTAATTTATATAAATTATTATCAGCTCTTGGTAGTGAATTAGATGATTTTTTATTAAATTTAGAAAGTGTTAGAACATCAAGATATGTAGATGATGCAAATGGTATTGAATTAGATAAAGTTGCTAGTATTTTGAATTTAAAAAGATTTTTTAATGAAAATGATGATTTATTTAGGGGTAGAATTAAAACAAAAATTCAATCATTTATTGGTGGTGGTACAGTAAATGCTATTAAACAAGTTGTTGAAACATATTTAGGTGTAACACCAATAATTGTTGAACATTATCAAGAAGGAGAAAACCACCCTTACTTTGATAATGGTGTTTTTAATGGCTTAGATTATGATTCAACAGTTAAAAATATTACAAGTGATTTCAATGGTAAAGTAGCTGGAAGTACTGTAGAAAATCCTAATATAGCAAAACGATGGGCATATACTACATTGTTATCTCCAAGTGATTTTAATGCAAGCGATGCAGAAGCTGCTATAAATTATTCATATATTTCAAAAATAGATACATCAGTACAGAGTAATAATAATAAAAATAATGGATATATTATTCAGCAACTTTTTTCTTTTAATTTAATTCGTCTTGTTGAAGATAAATATGGACCAATTCAAGCTACAGATAAAGTACAATGGTTGAAGGATAATATATTTAGAATAACATGTAACTGGTGGGGAAATGGCAGTGGGCCTAATGGAAATAAAGCTACTCTTGTTAGATATAAAACAGACACAAATTCTTATTATACAGATTATCAAGTTAGTCATACATCTAGTGCTATCAGTAGATTACAAATTGGAACAACTAGTCCAACAACTTCTATTGATTCTAATGGCTTTGTTCATTTCCTAGCTTATGCTGACCCATCAGATGGAATAACAGCAAGCACAATTAATACAGATTATATTAACTTAGAAATTATGGTAAATATTGGTGAAGATACTGATAAATTAAAATTATCAATTGAAAATGGTATTTCATATATAGAAGGAAATAAAATTACATCAGTAAAGACAGATTTAACTTTATCTAGTAATACTACTTCTTATATAATTTTAAATAATAGTGGCATAATTACATCAAGTAGTTCACCTGCTGGAACTAATCAAATTCCTCTTTATACTGTTACAACAACATCAGGTATTTCATCAATAACAGATAATAGAAGAATATTAGACCCTTTTCATGATTTTATAACTAATTCAAATAGTATTACAGTTCAAGTACCATATGATTTTACTGAAGGTTTTTTAACAATTGAAGATACAATAAATATTTTAAAAGATACAGTTGCAGCAGGTATGGCATTATTAATTCAAGTAATTGGTACCTATGATGAAACATTAACAATAAAAGAAGAAATTGAATCATATTTTATGGTTGGGTTTAGTGGAATGGGTTCATCCAACTTAATTGGAGGATAAAAATGGAAAATATATTAAGAATAAAAGGTGAAATAGAAATTTGGAGATATGAAAAAGGTAAAATTGATGGTTATTGGAAATATGAGAACTTAATTACTAATGCTGGCTTTGATTATTTAAGAAAGCTTATTGGAAATGATAAAACTGGTGGTATTAATAGAATTGCATTAGGTGATAATGGTACTGCAGTATCAGTTACTGATACAGCTCTAAAAAATGAAATTATAAGAGTTGGCTTTAATAATAGAGATTATAGTATTGATAAAAAAGTTAAGTTTTTGGCAATTATCCCTGAAAATTCTTTTGAAACTTCTGTATATTATAGAGAAGGTGGACTTTATTATGATACTAACAATGAAAAAATATTAGTTACTAGATTAGTATTTCCTGACCCTATATACCAAAAAACAACAAATTCATTAAGCATTTCTTATAATTTAAAACTATCATAATTTGAGGTGTTAATTTTGAATAAGAAAATATTTTTAAGAAACAAACCATTTGACCCAAATGATGCAAAAGAAATGCAAGATTGGATTGAATCTTCCTTACAAAATTTATCAAAATCTATATATTTAAATGGCGTTGTGTCTGGTTTAGCAGTTACAGTTAGTTCTGGGATGACTTTAAGCATATCTCCAGGTTTAGCATATGATTCAAATTATAAATTATTAAATATTGATACAGCTAAAACAGTTTCACTTAGTAATGGTGATTCTTCTCCAAGATATGATTTAATTGTTATAAGATATAAATCTACAACTACAAATAATGCTGATACAAATAATATTTATGGTCAAGGAACATCGTATATTTATTCACAAAATCAAACAGAAAGCTATGAAATTGTTGTATATAAAGGAGTGCCAGCAACAACTCCTGTAAAACCTAACATTCCTTCTGGAGAAGTTGCATTAGCTTATGTGTATATTGCAGCAAATGCTACATCAGTTACTTCTACTAATATTGAAGATATAAGAAGTTTTGTTGACTTATATACAGATTTTACTGTAGACCCAACAATGGCTCCAACTAATTCTAATACTGGTAAAATTAAACAATTAATAAGTTGGGTTGTTAATAGAATTAAAGCTATTACAGGTGAATCCGATTGGAAAACTAGCCCAGCCGTAGATTTAAAAACAACTAAATCACATATTGATGCTACAACTAATGTACATGGAGCAACAAGTTCAGCTACTGCTAATAAAATTATTATTAGAGATTCAAGTGGCAGAGCTAAAGTTGCAGCTCCTTCAGCTAGTGATGATATAGCAAGAAAAGATACAGTTGATGCTGTACAAACAAATTTAAATAATCATGTGGGAGATACTAATAATCCACATGGAGTAACTAAAACCCAAATTGGATTAGGAAATGTAGATAATATTCAACAAGCATCAAAAACTGAATTTAATACTCACTTAAATGATAAAAATAACCCACATAGTGTTACAGCTTCCCAAGTTGGAGCTTACACTAAAACAGAAACTGATAATATAACTCAGGGAAAGGCAAATGCTGCTCAGACAGCTGCTATAAACTTTGCTAAAAGTTTTGGATTGGGTGACGTTGCGAAAGATATAAGTAATACAGATGTAAATAATTTAGATGTTACAGGATTTTACAAAGGTACTGCATTAACAAATGCTCCAGAAACAGATACAAGCATTGTATGGAATATTATTAATATAAAAGTGTCAAGCACTGGCGCTATACAGTTAGCAATTAAAGTAACTGGTAATGGAGAAGTGTATACAAGAAGAAAATCAGCTGGTGTATTGGGAAATTGGACTCAATTAGAAACAACTTCAGGCGCGCAATCAAAAGCAGACACTATACAAGCAAATTTGAACAGTCATACAGGAAATAAAAATAACCCACATAGCGTAACTGCAGCACAGGTAGGGGCGTACACAAAATCTGAAGCGGACAGTATGGCTCAGAGTAAGGCAGATAGTGCCTTAAGTTCAAGTCTAGAATTTGTAAGGGAGAATGCCATAGTTGGGGATACAACACCACTACCAAATAATACAGACTTTAATACTGTAGTTACCCCAGGCGTCTATAGGATACCCCTTCTATATAACAGTGGCGGCAGTAATATTATAGGAACTTATGTGAATAGCCCTAGAAACCCACTGTCTGGCCTACTCATTGTAGGCATATCCGATATGGATAGCAGCGATGGAAAGCCTTCTTTATTCCAAATGGTTATTAGTACAGACAGCAGATTTTACTTTAGGCCGCACTACTTTCTTGATGGGTCTTCGGGCTGGGGATCCTGGCGCGAGACTTTAACAACAGCTGGCGGTACTATGTCGGGGGCTTTAGATATGACAGCCTTTGGCTTAAAGTTTAACCTAACATTAGCGGCTAATACGTTACCTGCGTCTATACCTGCAGGCTTTACGTGCAGCATAATGAATGACGGACCAGCCGGAAAAGGGCTTGTTTTATCATATTCCACGGGCGATCCTTCCGTAGGTGTATGGCAGCTATATTTTTGTCAAGGTACCGCAACGCCAAGCTTAGTATTCTATAGGGGATCAAACATTATCGAAAATAGCGAGGGTATATACACCTGGACTAGCTGGAGAAGACTACTAACTTTCGAAGAAAATAATAGTGTAACATGGTTTGATTTAGACTTAATGAATGGTGTACAGGCCTATGACAGCTCCACACCTCCACAATATACAAAAGTTGGTAACATAGTTTTTATACGGGGAGCTGTAAGAAATATACTGTCAAGTAATACAGTTATTGCTAACTTACCCCAAGGTTATAGACCATCTATATCTATGCACGCTGCCTTGCCATCGAGTATAGATGGAAATAATGCGGCTAGCTTCGCAAGATGGCTATATAACACTAACGGCGACATTAAACTAGAAAATCTATCAACAAACGGAAAATATGGCTCCGCCTATTGGTATCCGTTTGATACTAGCTTTTTAGTAGAACCTTTATAGGGGTGATATGAATGATAAAAGTTTATCGTATTGACGAAAACGGTTACTATATAGAAACGGTCCTAATCGAAGACGACGCACAAGTACCCGAAGACTGTATAAAGGAACCGTTTCCTATGGGAACCTGGAAACCACGCTACATCAACGGCGCCTGGCAAAACGGGATGTCTCAAGCAGAAATTGAAGCTATAATGAGCGCACCAAAACCTAAATCACTGGAAGATGAAGTGGCAGACATCAAGAAGCAAAATGTCGACTTATTGTATCAGCTAATGATGGCGGGGGTGCTTTGAGGATGGACTGGTTTAATATAGCAACTAATGATTGGTTAATTTATCGTGATAAAGATAGGCTTAAAAACTATGTTTTAAAAGGTAAAATAACTGAAGATGAATATAAATCAATAGTAGGAGAGTAATTATAGTTTCTATTAATTATTTACAAAAAAAATGAAGAATTAGAAAAATAAATTAAAGTATTAATTGAAAGTGAGTCCTAATTTTTAGGGCTCCATTTTTTTTATAATTTTTATTAGTAGAATTTAAAGGTATAAATTGTAAATATTATCTTATGAAACCATAAAAAAAGAGGGGTGAAAACGTGTTTAAGGTATTTATGATTTCAAAAGAACAAACCTTATTGGGAAGCCTTTTAACACTTTTAGCCTATATATATAATTTAGTTAGTACACCTATATTCTGGATACTAATTATTTTATCTATTATAGAATTTTTATTAGGTGTATATAGTTCTCTAAAAAATAAAGAATTAAATAGAAATAAATTTATGGAGATGGTAATAAGTACATTGTTTATTGGTGTTTTAGTTGTAATATCAGCTATGATTGATTACTTATTAAATAATTATGGTATAAAAACACATGGTGTCTTTCATAATTATATGATGGGTATTTTAATAGCTTATGAACTAGGCTGTATTCAATCTAATGCTGATAAAGCTAATTTATGGACACCTAAAATTATTAAAACCATAAGAATTAAAATTGAGGCTTTTATAAATTCCAATATTGATAAGAAATAAGGAGGTTTAAATATTGGGAACTTTAAAAGGTATTGATGTTTCTGCTCATAATGGTAAAATTAATTGGGATAAAGTTAAAGCAGATGGTATACAATTTGCTATGATTCGCATGGGTTTTGGTGGTGATTTAACATCACAGGATGACACACAATTTGAATATAATGTTAAAGAAGCTGAAAGAGTTGGTATTCCATGGGGAACTTATCTTTACAGTTATGCATTAAATGTTGAAAATGCTAAAAGTGAAGTTAAACATGCTCTTAGATTACTTAAAGGTAAAAAGCCTGCTCTTCCAATAGCTTTTGATATGGAGGATGCTGACCATTATAAAGAAAAACATGGTATGCCATCAGATGCTGTATTAGTAGACATTTGTGATACTTTTCTTTCTGAAATTCAAGCTGCTGGTTATGATGTATTATTATATGCAAATAAAAGTTGGTTAACTAATCAGTTAAATAGTTCAAAACTAGATAAATATAATAAATGGGTTGCTCAATGGGGAGATAAATGTACGTATAATAAACCATTTACTATATGGCAATTTGATAACTCAGGAACTGTAAAAGGTATTAATACGAGAGTAGATATGAATTATGCGTATAATTTAACTTTAGATAAACCAATTAATAATAAAACAAATCAGCCTAAAAAAGAATCTAATTCCTTATTAAAATTAGGTAGTAAAGGTGATAAAGTAAAAAGTTTACAAAATAAATTAATTAAAATCGGTGAAGATTTATCAAAATTCGGAGCTGATGGCGATTTTGGAGAAGAAACAGATAAAGCAGTTAAAAAATTCCAATCCCAAGTCGGAATTGCAGTAGATGGTATTGTTGGACCAGAAACTGAAAAAGCTATGGATAAAGTTTTAAAATTCCCTGGTAAAAATTTTGAATTGAAAAATCCTTATATGAAAGATGGCTCAAAACAAATTAGTATTTGGATGATTCAAAGAAAAGTAAAAGTTAATGCTGATAGTATTTTTGGACCTGATACTAAAAAAGCTGTTATTAAATTCCAAAAAAATAACAAATTATCTCAAGATGGTATTGTAGGACCTAAAACTTGGGATAAAATGTTCTAGGAGGAAAATAAAGTGGAAGCTTTGTTAATTTTGATTTCAGTTTTAACTCCAATTATTACTGCTTTAACAGAAGTATTAAAAAAGGTAGTTAATATTGGTAAATTTCAAGCATTAGTTCCTTTAGTATTTGGAATAATTCTTGGACCATTATCATTTATTTTTGCTAAAGATTTAAGTTTTGTACAATTAATTTGGGCAGGACTTTTATCTGGTTTAACTTCAGGAGGATTTTACTCAGTACAAAATATTAGAAATAAACGCTCATAATAATATTGCCCTTTGGGGTTGCACCCAAGTGCGGCCAAAAAAATAAAAGATAGAGTATCCATAGGATACTCTTTTTTTATGGAATAAATTGGAAATATATTTAGTCTTAATTTTTTATTATAATGAATATAGATAGATATAAAATTATTATATAATATATTCATTATGAATATTATATAGAAAGGTGGTGATAATATGATTCCTCATTTGTTATTTATAGAGGAAAAAAAAGAAAATGATAAAATAAAATTTACTAAAAAACCTTATTTAGATTTAATTAAAGCTATAAATAAAACAAAAAATGTTAAAAATAATGAAAAAAATTATAATTTTAGTTTAGATGATTTTGATGATGAAGGAAATATAAAAAAATGAGAGAGCTAATAGCCCTCCCATATCATCTTGAGTAATTAATAATGGACATATAAATTGATTTAAATATTCATCATGATAAATTCATCATAAAGAATTATTTTATTTATAATGTTATAGGCCGCATTTTAATTGAGCACTACAATTATCACAAGTATTACATCCACCAGATTCTATAACTGTGCCAATTCTACAAATTGGGCAAGTATTTCCTGCCTCTACTCCATAAACTTTATCATCTTTACTAGGAGATAAATCACTCATATACTGAACTTTTTCTTCGGAAAAATTATCCTCAAACTTATTTTCTTCATTTGTTAATGATAATACTTGAGCATCACGGCTACCATCAACATAAACTGTACCACCTTTAGCTCCACCTTTATATAGTCTTTCATATATTTTTTGGACTTGAGAAACTGAATAACCTTTAGGAGCATTAACTGTTTTACTAATTGAAGAATCTACCCATCTTTGAATTACACATTGCGTATCAGCATGTTCTTCCGGTGATAATTCCATTGCAGAGACAAAATAATCAGGTAATTCTTCATTTGGATGAGCATCTAACCAATCTTGAGCAATTTCAGCATTTACTTCAATAAATTTACCAAGACGTCCACTTCTATAATATTTAAATGAGAAATATGGTTCAAGACCTGTGGATACTCCAACCATTGTCCCTGTAGAACCAGTAGGAGCAACTGTTAATAAATGAGAATTACGAATACCATGTAATAATACAGCATCTCTGATTTCTTGTGGCATCTCTTTCATATAACCGCTATTTATAAATTTTTCTCTTACATTATAATCTTCTTGCATAAATGGAAATGAACCTTTTTCTTTTGCTATTTCAATTGAAGTTTTATAAGAAGTAGTTGCAATAGTTTCAAAAACTTTATCAACAACTTTATTTGCTTCTGGAGAACCATATCTTAATCTACATTTAATTAATAAATCATGCAATCCCATAACACCCATACCAATTCTACGTTCACCTAAAGCTTGCTTTTTATTCTCTTCCAAGAAATAAGGTGTAGCATCAATAACATTATCTTGCATTCTTGTACCAATTTGAACTGTTTCAATTAATTTATCATAATCTACTTGACCATCTTTAACATGTTCAGCAAGATTTATTGCTGCTAAATTACAAACTGAATAAGGTGCTAATGGCTGTTCACCACATGGATTAGTAGCAACAACTTTTTGACCATAAGCTTTTGCATTAGTTTTATCATTAGCACTATCAATAAAGAAAATACCAGGTTCAGCAGAATAAGTAGCACAAATGTTAATTAATTTCCATAATTCACTAGCTTTAATTTTTCGATAAGTTCTTATAGATAAAGGCCACTCTCTAACATCTCCAACTTTATGCCAATTTTCATTATAATAATTCATTTCATCTTTACTATAATTTTCTACATCAGGGAAACATAATTCATAATCAGAATCATTTTCAATAGCATTCATAAATTCTTTAGTAATACATACTGAAATATTAGCACCAGTTAAAAATTCAGGATTATTAACTTCCCATATTCCACCATCATTTAATTTTTGTTTTGCTAATTCATAAGATTTACTATCAGTGGCTCCTAATTTATTATAAATATTTACATAATCTTCTAATAAATCTTTCTCTTGTTGTGATAATGGAATAAACTTCAATTTATCTTTTGCTAATTGTTTAATTTGTTCATCTTCTGTTGTTTCAATAATAAATTGGAGTATTTTTGGATTTTGCATTTTAGAAATAATAAATTCAAGAATATCCGGATGCCAATCTGCCAGCATAATCATTTGTGCGCCACGTCTTGAACCGCCTTGTTCAACTAAATGAGTAAGTTTTGCAATATCATCTAGCCAAGAAACAGAGCCAGAAGATTTACCGTTTACACCTCTTGCTAAGGCATTTTTAGGTCTTAAAGTAGAACCATTAGTACCAACTCCACCACCACGGCTCATAATTTCCATTACAATACCTCTATGTTCTGATAAACCTTCTCTGCTGTCTTTTGGAAAAGGCATAACATAACAATTAAAATATGTTACTTTACTATCAGAGCCAGCACCATATAATACACGGCCTGCAGGTACAAAACGAAGTTCTGATAAAATCTTATTAAATTTCTGAAAATATTCATTACGTTTATTTAAGTCATTTTCAACATCAGATAAACCTTTAGCATTTCTTAATGCAATTTGTTCATAAAATAATTCTAATGGTTTATCAATAGAATCAATATTTCTAATTACTAAACCATTTTTTTGTTCTTCTGTAGTTTCTAATAAATGTCTATATTCCTTATTTATTTCTATTCCACAAGTTCTTGATTCCCAATCAATAGATGTAATTAAACCATAACCTCTTGCTGGAAATTTAGTATCATGTTTTATAGTTAAAATAACAAAATCTCCAACTTTTAAAGTTTGCTTTGCTGTATCTTTAAAAGAATAACGGTCAATCATTACTAATCGTTGTACACCATCAAACTCTAATTTCATATCATCTGTAATAGGAAATACTTGTGGAAATAATTTAATATCTTCATTTAAGTTATTAATAAGTTCTTTAGAATAAAACAATTTTTAGAAACCTCCTATATGATAGAAAATACCCTCATAAATTACTGAGGGTATCTTTAATATTTTTTTTATAAATTATAGATAATTCCATTAACAATATGCCTACTAGGAATCGAACCTAGAATAAGAGATTAGAAATCTCTTGTTATATCCATTTAACTATAGGCATATGGCAAAGTGGGTGGGAATCGAACCCACGTACCATGGCTTTGGAGACCAGGCGATTATCCAGTTATCTTTACCACCTTATGGCTGAGAAGATAGGACTCGAACCTATAACTACCTGATTAACAGTCAGGTGCTCTACCGATTGAGCTACTTCCCAATAATACCAAGTTGTTAAGGTACAACTTGGAAAACCAGCCGATTCAAATTATGAGAGGGAGAGTTTGTACTAAAGAATTTTATCTCTTTAGTATCTTTATTATATCAAACTAAAATAATTTAATTCCTAATGTTTCATCATTTTTTTATTTTTGTTCTATAAAAATATTTTTTAAGCCATTCTTCAACAGGTATACGATTTTCATATAAACTTAACATATAATCTTTAGTAAGTTCAGCAGGGTCCATTTCATCTTCTATTTCTGGAACAGTTATTTTATATTCTGGATAACATAACTTAACAACTGACTTAACCATTTTATAACCTGCTTTATCACCATCAGCAAATATGATTATTTCATCATCTATCATTGAGTCAATTAATAATTTCTGTTCTTTTGACATTGAAGAACCATATAAACATGTTACATAATTTAGACCTGCTTCAAATATTGCCATTTGGTCTTTTTTACCTTCACATAAAATAACTTTATTTTCCTTTTCAATGTATTCTTTGACAATATCTAAACGACCTAAAAGTTTATTTTTTAATAAACCTTTTCTCTTTTTCCATTTATCTTTTTTTGTATTAGTTATATCTCTTCCATCAAAACCTAATAAAATTCCATCTGGTGACCTTTGAGGTAATAACCATCTCTTATCTTCGGAATCATATCCGGATTCAAATAATGTAAGAGTAGCCTCACTGAAGCCTTGACTATCAATATAACCCTCTTCATCTTTCTGACCGATAAATTTTTGAGCTACATCCTCAGGAATAGGATTTACACCATAAGGAAATTCTTCATCTTCAATAATGATTTCATTATTATTATCTTCCAATAATAATGAGTTAAGTGTATTATCTAATTGATTTAATAACCATTCTTCATTATTATCTTCAATAGTTTTTATATCTATTCCAGAAATATCACATATAAATTTAATGGCGTCGTCAAATGTACATTTATTAGAACATTCAACTAATTTAATTATATCTCCATCTTTTTCATCATCTATACATTCACCATAACAACAATATAATTTTGTATCAGGATTTAATACAAATACAGTAGTACCATTAGATTTATGAATAGGACATGAACTTCTAAATCCATTAGAATCTTTTCTAATTCCTCTAGCGCCTAATGATTCTAATATACTGAAAATATGTTCTTCTTGGAGTAGTGATTTTAAAGCATAACTATTATAAGCCATTATTTCCACTCTCATTATAACCAACTATTTGAACACCCATATACACTTTCTCCCATTTAAGATATTTTTTTTGCCATTTTTTTATAATTCTTTTTTTCTTTGGTAATTTTTTTCTAGGAAAATCATATACTTTAGCATATAAATTAAATGATGAAATGTCAAATTCATTTTGCATTAATCTATTCTACCTCCGCCACCAATATATTCTAAACTTTTATCAATAAGAACCATTGGGTCTGCATTATTTAAAGTAGCTTTTGAACCATTAAAATGTAATAATACTTTTCTTAATTCACCTTCACGAACTTTTAATGCCCCAATTTCTAAATGATTAGGTACTTCTGATTTTGACCTAAAATAAAATTCATCCCTATATACATAAAATATATTATGGGCATCTTGTTCTGCTTTACCAGTATTTCTAATATCAGCAAGTGTAGGTCTTTTATCATCCCTTTTTTCACAATTTCTATTTGCTTGGGATAATGCTATAACAGCTACATCAAATTCAGATGCCATATTTCTTAAATCCTCAGATATTTCTGCAAAGTCTTGTTCATCAGTTGGAATAGTACCATTTCTTTTTCTGATAAGTTGGAAATAATCAAACCATACAATTTCTATTCCATATTTTGATTTTAAATATGCTAATGTTGTATAAGCTTCTCCAATATTAACTTTAGCAGCATCAATAACATATAATGGAATAGATTTAACATGTTCTATTGCTTCATCTAATCTAACCCATTCTTCTTGAGTTAAAGTTTTAGGATTTTTTAATTTACTCATATCAATTTTTGCTACTCTTGATAATATTCTTCTATAAACAGCTGGTGCTTTCATTTCATGAGAAAATATAGCATTTGGAATACCAGATTCTGCTGAATTATAAGCACAATTTAAAGCTAGACCAGTTTTATAATTTGAAGGTCTACCAACAATATAAGTCAATGTATCTTTTGCAATTTGGTCTTTAATCATTATATCTAAATCTCTAAATTTAAAATAATATGAAAATTCTTTATCACTAATAAGCTGTTCTTGCATTTCTTCTTTTATATTTTGAAACCCTGAATAAATACTAATTTCTTTAACTTGACCATCATTTATTTCTATATTCATTAAATCTTTAGTAATATTAGAAATAAATTGTCTAGCAGGTATTTCAATTTTATCTAATCCATTTTTAATAACATGAATAGCTTTTCTTTTAATATTTAAATCTCTTAATTGATTGATATTATCCTCAATAATATATTTATATTGTGTATCATCTACTATCTCTCGTTGAATCATTTTTTTATATCTATTGAGTTTTAAATGAACATCTTTTTTCTTTTTTTCCTCAATATCTAATTTATTTATAATATAATTTATTGTAGGAATAAATTCAGAATCTGCTATACACTTTTCCAAAATAATATTAATAACCTTTTTATTAAAATCATTAACAATTTCATTGGAATTGAAATTCATTTCAATAGCACAATCAATAGATTCTCTATTTAATAAAAATAAACCAATAATTTCTTTTTCTTTTTGTATATCTGATATTTTACCCATTTATTCATCACCTTTTAATTCATCTAAATTGTAGTAATTGGGTATTTTTGCATTTTTAATTCTATAATCATCTTGACTAACAATACTAATAATTAAAGACCTCTCATAGAAAAGTGAAATAATTCTTTGAGCATATTGAGCTTTTAACTTTTCCAATGTAGAGTTTGTTGTAATTAATGTTGGTTTCTTTTTATAATATCTATGCCTAAATAGAGAATCAAGTTCTGTTAGTGTCCAATCAGTCTTGTGTAATTCTACACCTAAATCATCAAAAACTAAAAAATCACAATTGTAAATATAATTAAGTAAATCTTTATCATTTTCCTCATTCCAAGATGATTTTATTATATCTAAAAAGTTTTTTACTGTAGTAAAATAACATTTATATCCTTTATCTACAAGATTCATAATAATTTTCATTGAAGTTAATGATTTACCTCTACCAGTTGGGCCATTTATAATAAAACCAATACCATTTTTTAGATTATTTTGAGCATTATTAATAAACTGTTTAATAAATGGATTTATTTTAATTCTTATTTTATCATCACCATCTTTAAGATAAGCAACAATTTCTTCCTCAATTATTGGAAGAGAAGCATAATCATAATCAATATTAGCGTTTTTATATTTACGTTTTTTAATTTCTAATTTTAAACACTCACACATTTTTCCATCTTCTAAATAACCCGCTTCACATTTTTCACATCCAATAAATGTAGTTTTTTCTGTTTCTTTTAAATCTTCTTTTTTTAGTATTTCGCTTAATTTAGGATTGTATTCTTCCATATAAATCACCCCAATAAAAATAGAGAACCAAATATTTGACTCTCTATTATTATAGAATACATCTATTTTTTTATAATCAAAGTTTCAGACTATTATATCCTTGCTACACTTTAGTAAAAATACTTTAACTATTATATTTATAACCAATCATCTGGATTAATACTATCACTAATTGAATTTTTATAAGTATTATTATTTTTCTTTTTAAAGAAATAATTGTAAAATTGATTCCATATAGGTACTCTACACATAGGTTGAGATTCTATACAATGTTTTATATCTTCATATTTTTTATTATGTTTATTAGCATATAAAGAAATAGTATCCCATGCTTTAACTTTGTAACCTATTCCTTTATTCATATTTGGATTATGTTTAAAATATAACATTACAAGTTCTTTGATTTTATCATTATCCATGTTATCATCACCAAGGTTTAATTTTTCTTGATTTTCTAATATTTATTAAATATGATAATATTTAATAAATATAAATATCTTTTAAATCTTTTAATTAATTATTATTAATATATTTATTAATTTAATTAATTAATTATTAATATTTATTAATTTATAAATAATAATGTATAAATATATTATAATACTTAATTATATACTTAAAGATATAGTTGCAAAATGTTATTAGTAGTTTAATGTAATAATAAGTTAACTTAAGTTTAA